GCGACACCGCTCGAGACCGAGAGGATCGACGACTCGCGACGAGCCATGCCGAGGAAAAACGCCTCGTGCTTTGGGTCGATGTCGGTGAGATCGAACCGCTCGCGACGAGACAAGTAGTCGATTACCGCTGTCTCTTCGCAGGCCCAGATCTGATAAAGCTCGTCGCTCATTACACGTCGACCCTGACGCTACCGGCCGCGCCATGCGCGTAAACGTAGACGTCTATCCCAGCGGCCGCCGTGATCGTGAAAGTCACTTCTGGAATCACGACGGCCTCGGCAAGCGTGGTCGGCGCAGCCTCACCAGTTGCGCGATACGTTTGCGAATACTGGCCGGGTGCCTTGCTCAATATGTGGACCTTGCCGGCCGTGACGTTAGTTACGACCTTGGTCCACGCGTCTTTCGTGCAAGCTGTCACTGCAGGGTTAGCCATTGTCGTTCCCTTCGTTCTTGTCCTCGTCGCTCGTATCGTCCTGCTCGTCCTCACCGTTGCCGCCGCGGACCGGTTGCGGCGGCGCGACCACGGGCGCGCTTCCCACTTTTTCCCACGGCGGGATCGGGTGGTTCTCGTATTGCCTCGCGAGCCTGGCCACGTTTTGCTTGTAGCGCGAACCCGAGAAGTTTTGCGCGACAGCGTCGAGGCTTTGCGCGCCGAGCTTGACGTAGAGCTCGTCAGCCTTGGCGGTCTTTGCCGGATCGATGTTCGGCATAGGCACACCGGACCACGCGCATTGAGTCCACGCGGACCGGAGCGTGGGATCCGAGAACCCTCTCGCGATGACGCGCCCGGCGGCGATCTCGCCCCAAAGCCACGACGAATAAACGGCGTCGAGGAAATCGGCCGCTTGCTCGTCACGCCAGATCTGAGCAACGCGCCAAAAGAGCATGAGGCTTGCCCTGCTGGCGCTGTAGTTCGAGTTGAAGCGCATGAGCACCACTTCTATGGGGATCGAGTTGCTCGCGCTCAGATAGGCCGCGAACGCGTCCACGAACCCGTCGAAGTTGTCGGCCGGAGCGGTGTTAGCAAAAGGCTTGAGCTTCTCGCCGCTGTCGAGGCCGTAGACCACGGTCGATCCGGGCGTGCCGCTCGCCGCTTCCTCCACGACTTGATACGAGAACTTTGACCCGGTGTCGACCACGCTCGCCGTCGGGCTGACGCTCGAGCTCGGGCCAGTCTTCGCTTGGGTGATCGATTCGAAAACATTGTCGCTCGGGCCGTTGTCGCCGGCCTCGATGCTCAACACGAGCTGCGATTGATTGATAGCTTTCTTGATGTGCGCGGCTTTGAAGTCCGTCAGGTTCTCGAACTCTTGTAGGCAATGACTGAACTCAGGAAAGCCCCTAACCTGATTTGCATACTCGGCGCGGAAACCGTGAATAACCAGCGGTAGGCCATTCGGCGCCGTTGCCGGTAGCCGTTTCGGGACGTAGTCTTTCCCGGTCCACTGGTAATAGTGATATGCGACCTCACGCCCGTATTGATCTCGCTCGATGCCAGAATCCAAATAGTGGTTGAACCCGACCGTGCTCGTGAGACCGGCGGTCCCCTGAATGTCATTCGGGTCAATGAAACCTATTTGGAGTGGGTTCAACAAGCCGCTTTGCGCATCGTAATAGATCCGCGCGAAATACTCGCCGTCTCTCACTTGGCTCATATGAGCGAAGCGCTGCAGCTGATAGAGGTTCATGTTGCCCGAGACGTCGACGGACTTTTGACGGGCCCACGCGTGAAACCGATCAGATACGCTCTCGCTCCAGTCCACGGACTCGTCCTCGGTCAGGCCGAGGATCGCCGCGGCTGGCTCGGGAACGAGCCTTAGACCACGGTCGACGACTGAGTCGGCGAGCCGTGTGACCATGGCGCGATATTCGACCGAGTCGTGAATCGCCGATCGCGAGTTCTGCCGGAGCAAGTAGTTGTCGAGAAGCGGGGACACGCCATTCGCCGACAATCCAAAATCCCACTTCGCGCCAGTCCCAACGCCGCCGGTGCGGAGAGCTCCGCGGCTCGGGGCGAGTGTTGCACCGTAGCTCGCCGATCCGGATCCCGGTAACGCGAGATAGGGGTTCGCAAGCGGGTTCGCCTCGCCTTGCTTGATGCCAGAAAAAACCCGCTTGAAAAAGTCGCCGACCTTGCTCAAACCGACCACGCTTTCCGCTTGAGATTTAGATCGACGAGCTGCTTCCCGTCGAGGCGCTTATAGTTCGCCTCGATGCGGTTGACAGCTCGCTCGCGCATGGCGTCCAGCTTTTCAATGTCGAGTTGCGTCACACGCTGCTTTCCCTCGCCGGTGTCGAGCCAAAACTCTTCCGCCTTTGACGTAGTGATCGCAAGTAGCGCGGTGTCGATAGCGGTGACGAGCGCTTCGTCAGCGTCGATACGCGCTTGAAGCCGCGCTTGCTTATCTTCCGAGGGGGACGTCATGACAAAAAATATAGGAAAAAGGATAGACCCGGTCAAACTTAAAATGCTTACGAGAGCATGTAAAGTCTACCTAGTTTTGAATTGCAAAGCGATGGTAATTTCCCATGCAGGAAATAGCATATGCTGAAATTGGATTTTATTTCGCTTAGTTGGCGGGCTTGCGTAGGGTTTGAGAGTCTAGGTACTCGAGGACCTGCTTGTGACGGATCGCCTCGACTTGATGCGCCTTAGCCTTGCGCCGTTTGGCCTCATCTCGGAGCTTGAGCACGAGATTGTCGAGGTAGATATCGCAAGCGCACAAGTTCAACACACGGCAGTCCAAGGCCTCATTTCTGACGCCATTGCCGCACGTGAATGACCCGTCGATCTTCTTTGACTCGGCGGTCAGCATCTTGAAGTAATCATCAGTGTAGTCACGCGGGAATTGAGTTGCTCCCGCGTTCGTCCACTCGTCCTCGCCGCCAAGCCTGCGCTTCGTGGCGTTCAAGTTCCGGTACGTGTGGTTCTTGTAGTAATTCGTGCTGATCGTGAACAGCACGATCTGGCTCGTGCCCACGCTCGAGCGCTTATACTTCCTCGCGTTCAAGGCGTCCATGACGTCGTCATACTCCAATGACGCGGCCATGTTCTTCGCCTTGCGGATCCACTGATAGCCCTTGCTCGGAAACGTGTTGTCCCACGTCGAGCAAAACTCATAGACCACGCTCGTGAGCTCACCGTCACCGGAGTCTACCAGGGTGAGCTGTACCGGAAAAGGTCGACCGTCGGCGCGACGATAAAATTCGAACCCACCGGCGGCGACGAACTCGGCGAGCGCTTGCCATGCTCCGCCGCTGACGTCAGTAACCGCACCCTCGAAGCGTCGATAGAGGATCGACCAGGTCTTGAACCCCGAGCCGTGGCCGCAGATCTCGAGCTCGAGGCGCGACGGATTTGCGACGCGTTTGGATTCGTCTTTACTGGACGACCCGCGCTGGACGTCGATGCCGCACGTCAGGAAGAGCACACCGTCAGGGACCTCCCCGGATTGGTAGGACGTATTGCGCAGCTCGACCACGTCTTGGACCTCGGGCTTCTGGCCTTGCTCCTTGTAGGGCTCGCCGAGCGTCAGCGTTTGGAACACTCGAGGACCGTCGATCGGATCGTCGATGCTCTTTAGGTACTCGCGCCATATGTCATTGAAAGACATCATTCCGGCGGGAGAATAGAGGCTCGATATATGATAAGATCGGAATCCTTTTTCCTGGGCCCGGGTGCTCGGTTCCCATCGCCCGGTCTCGAGCATCGCTTGTTTCTGGTGATCTCGGATCGGCTCGCGGCAATACTCGCAAAGGTAGTACACGTCGACGAGCTCCCCGGCTTTGGTCTCTCCGCGCATGCCATGGGTGGCCTGCTCGGATCCAAAAGTGAGCGTCATATGCTTTTTGCAGTATGGACACGCGACGAAAAAATATCGCTTATCGCCACGCTCGAAGCGTTTCTTGATTACCGATGTCTCATCGGTCCCGGGCGTCGAGAAATCCATAACCTTTTTGCGGTTACCGTAGGCGCGCGTTCTCGCGAAAGAGACATCGATCCACGAGCCCTCGCCCGTCGCCAACTGGCCGGGCGCACCATCGACCTCATCTCGGATCAAAATGCGGACCGAGTCCGATCGCATGCTCGGCGCGCTGTTCGCGCTGGCCAGGGTGAGCGCTCCGCCAACAAACTCCTTTTGAAAAATCGTGTCGCCCGATCGCAGCTTGTTACCAGGCTTGCCTTGGCTGTAGATCTTGTCGCGCATGCCCACGGAATCGATCGCGGGATCGAGGCGCGTTAGCATCCACTTTTTCAAGAGGTCTTGCGTCGCGCTCATGTACATGATTTTCGTTGGCACGAGATCCATCCAATACAGGCAGATGTTTTCCGCGGCCGCGGTTAAGCCGATCTGTGCACCCTTCATGATCGCCTGTTGATGGACGTCGGACCTCACCGACATGTTGTCCATGATCTCTATCAGGTACGGCGTGCGTCTGTTCGTCCATCTCCCTGGGAACGGGCTCGAGGTCGGCAACACCCGGCGTTCCTCGACATACTCGCTCACGAGCTGGTCAGGGATCCCACTCGGGATTTTCTGCACTGTGCGGACCAGGAAGCGCCACATGGCTTCTTCCTGGTCCGGCGAGATATAGGATAGGTCGGGCCGTAGAAGATCGGCGTCGTGGGGGTTTGGGGGGTTTGCTGGTCGAGCTTGCAGGGCCTGCAGATCTTGTGGCTGTTCCATGGTGGTCAGTCCTCCAGGTGCTTCTCGTAGCGCTCGGCTACCACGCGTTGCATCTCCCCCAGGGTAGTAGAAACGTCGTGGTCCAAGGCGTGCTTGATCTTTCGGACCACGGCGGCCTCGGTAGATCCAGCCAGGGCGGCGAGGTCCGGCGAAAGCCGGTCGCCCATCGTCAATAGGTGATAAGAGATTGTCGTCCCTATCATGGCGATCACGCGGTCCACGAAATCACGTCGGACCGTCGCGCGGACCATCTCGGCCAGTCGCGCTTTGTTGATGGCTGTCGTGCTCCGCATCTTTTCGATCGCGTAGTCTATTTCACTCTTATTGGAATCGGGCGCGGCGAGCTCGTCGGCGGGGTCCCGCTCTGGATCGAACGGGTCGTCGTTGGAGCACTGAACACTTGATGCGTCCATGGGCGGGCCAGTGATCCTT